CGCAATCTTCGTCAAATCCGTCTATATATTTCTGAAACTCGGTAAGCTGATACTCAAAACCCTCCAACTCTTCTTCGGTGATTTTGTCCATCCTTACATAACCTTTGCCTCGTTCCCCGAGTACGTCTTTTTCTAAGTCGAATCTTAAGAATATAAATTCACTTTGAGGCTCTGTTTCAGGCATTAAATGTTTCACGGCTAAAGAGTATATTAAGTTTTGTAAATTGTCGGTGATCTCTTTGCCTTTGAATACTTGTTTGCTGCTTTTGAAGTCTCTAATTATTACGGAATTATCTTTGTATTTAAATAGTTTATCTATATATCCTCTGACTGCATAGCGAATGCCTTTTTCGGGCTTGTCTATCTCTAAGTCAAAAAACCTTTCTGATTCTGCCTCTTCAGGCTCTTCCTCTGTATCCCCGAAGAAATCACAACGAAGTCCCGCAACGATCATTTCGTCGATCAAGTCCAGGTTCTCTTGATCGTTCACCTTTAATTCTTCTGCTTCCTCTTTAACTTGAGCGGCGACAACCTTGGTGTTCCATATTGTTCCTTCTTTTATTATTTTATTAAATTCAGTTTTATACTTGTCTCCTAGAAGTTCGAATATGTTGTGACATATCGTTCCTCTGCTCGAGCCATCGTTTCCTGCCTGGGGAAGTTTCAGTTTATAATTGCACCAATATGTCCAGGAGCAAGTTTGCGCGGTTTTAATTCTACTCGCGGATAATTTAGTTAATTCACTCATTGGTTATTATTTTTTTATTTTTTAATAAAGATTTTGGTAAAGTTTTGTGCATTTTGCTTATCTCTTTGACTATGAATGATCTTTGCTTTTTTGCGTCAGAGGATAATAGCTTTTTATTCCAAGAATTAAAATCATTTGTAGACATTTCTCCAAAGTCTTTTGCAGTAGGCAAGCAAATTAAAATTTTATCAGGCTCAAAATAATTTAATAATTTAAGATAGTTTTTTATGCAGGCTTCTAGTCCTCTGTTTTTTGTAGATGCGGAGTCGTTATTTAGGGAGAGTATTATTCTAGAAACTCCTAGCGAGACTAAAGAGCATATCAATTTGTTTGAAACATCCAGTCCAAAAGTAACCAGAACATTGAAGTGCCCGTTCTCGTTCAATTGAAGTAGATCTCCGATACTTTCAACTAAAACAACTTCTCCTTTGTCTTGTATGTCTTTTAAGGCCTTGGGGTTGTTGTATAATGGATACACCCATGATTTCTTCTTTCCCACATGTTTCCATTTGGGGCGACCTTCTATAGATGTCATGTCCCTACCCGAGAATCCATATATCTGAGAGAGCTCGTTGTAAATAGGAAATATGAATCTTTTATTCAATTTCCCCGCAGTTGCGAACCCCCCTTTTAGGTTTGCTAAAACTTCATCGCTGATGCCCCTATCATTGTAGAATTTATAATGCGGTAGCAGTTTTTTCAAGCAGTCTTCTGGGTATATTTCTTCCATTTCTATTTTTTCTATTGATTCTATTTTATTATAATGTGAACCCACGTCCTCTTCTTCGAGATATTTTTTGATTGCATTTTTGTCGTTGGTTCCAAGCGTTATCTCTACAAGTCTTTTGAGGGGAGAGAAATTACTCCCCTGCACATGGTCTTTCCAGACTCCACTATTTTTGTATATCTGAATGGCTGTGGAGTTGTCTCCGTTTCTGAATATCGCATTGGTCTGCCAGTAGGAGCCTCTGTCATTAAGCTTGTAGCCTAGATTAATTAAGCAGTCTTTTATTTTATCTGTAGATATCATATATTCGGAAGCTCTTCTAGGAAGTCTTCGACCGCGCCGACCCCTTGGGAGTTTACGTTGTCAACCAGATCCTGCAAGTCGCCTTTTTCTTCAATACCAAAGTTTTCCATGTGAAGGTTTATATAGTTGTTCTTTTTTGTTCCATCTGGCATTTCCACGGGTTGAAGTGCCCTGTGGACATCTTTGCCTAGCCAGCGGTATTTTAAGGATATTAATTTGTGTGTTCCAAAATCTTCTGGCTCAGATTGAATTTCGTCCATGGTCTTTTTTCTAAGCAAAAATAAATGAGAGCAGAACTGCGTTATCTGGTCAGATAGAGAAACAACGCTCTCGTCGTCAACTATATTGTCTGAGTTTCTGTTGTTTGTTATTCCTAGCCTGTTGCTCTGGACGCTGGTCAGCATTGATACTGTAGGGCCTTCGCTGAAGCAAAGCTCTTTCTGTATTAATTGTTTAAACTTGTCAACCATTCTTCCTACAGTTTCCCAAGAGCTTAAGCCGTTTTGTTTTTCGTAAGATGTTTTGATATAGTCAAAGCTAAAAATCATTTTGTTTCCTCTTCCCACCTCGGAGAAATAAAACCTTCTTATGATATTAATCATGCTCTCTATCGAGTGTCCCGCCACATTATAATAGAAAAATTTAAAATCTTTAACTTTCTTCCATGTGTCTCTAACTTTATCGATCACTTCTTGCCCGGCTTGCCTCCACCTGCCTGTTTCTAGCAAATGCATGGGAACTCCAGATAGGGCGGAGCACTGTCTTACTATAAGCTCCTCTTTGCTCATTTCGCCATTATCAAAATGAAGGATCGGCACATTATTGTTGATCGCAGAGACTTTTGTGCAAAAATCCATACAGAATTGCGTTTTGCCTACGCCAGCCCTAGCAACAACAACCGTGATGTTTCCAGGTCTGAGTAAAGATCCATAGCATTCGTTTACTCTTTTATGGGGGCCCATCAGTCCAAACTCGTCGATAGGGTTATTCCCTCTGTCTTCTATCCAGTCCTCCATATCATCAAAAAGATTTTCAGGATTGCTTGAGCCTATCTCGTAAAGATTTATTTTTTCGTTATATATTTTATCTGCTTCGGAAACTATTTGGTCATATGTCGAGCTCGCAGAAATGCTTTTCATGCTTTTTGCGACATCTATAGATGCATCGTGAATCTCTCTTCTGACTGTAATTTTCTTTAACTCTTTGGCTGTTTTGACGACACCCTCTTTGGATATCTGGCGCATTGACAAAGCTTTAATATAGTCCCCAATATTTATATTATCCTCAAAAGACATGCCTAGGGATTTAACCCTCTGCGACAATAAAACTTCATCTAAAACTTCAGAAGCCTCTAGGGACTGACGAAGCACACAAAATATTGTTTTATTAACCGCTGTGTTTTGGGAGAAGAAATCCTCCTGGGTTATGAAGGCTGCGATTAGGGGATAGGACTCTGGGTACTTAATTAGCCCGGCGAGCAAATGTTGTTCTAGTTCATATGAATATACCATAATAGAATGGTATCACACATGAATTAAAATGTCAAGAGCTTTCTTCGTCTCCGAGATCTGTAGAATCTAGATGCAGGTCTTGCGTTGCTACTTGCTCTAGGTATTGCTCTAGGGCCTTCCTTAGGCCCATTTCTACTATAGGAGAGGAGGCTTTTGTTATTATAGAGGGGGTTCCCATCTGGTTTACGTGGGTTAATATAAAGCCGCTATCTCCGCCTGTGGAACCCGTAAACTCAAAAATTTGAGAAAGAATACTCTCAGGGAAATTGAATTCACTTAAATTTTCTGGATCAATATTTTCGTCGCTCATACATTATATTACACAAACTATAGATCTACTCCAAATTTAATAAATAATTCTTCATTAACTGTATCGCTTTCGTATATCTCTATCAGTTTAATATCATTGATTTTGCAAAACTCTAGTTTATCTGCGTCTCTTTTTAATTGATTTATGTAATTAATTTTGTTTTTTCCGTGAAAAAAGGGCACATACTGAGTGTGCTGTCTACCTTGGACCTCTATTGCTATTTTTTTATTAGCATTGTAAAAATCAAGAGATAATCTGGTTCCTACAACTGGAAATTCTTCGAAGACGATATGCTTGTGCCAGTATTTTTTTAAGAATGTTTTTGTTGCTTTTTGAAGCTTGCTCCTGCTGTGCCCATCCCAGTCTACTAGATATTTTTTAGATTTAGATACGGTTCTTTCTGAGCCAACAAGAGTTTTAAACCGCATCGGTCAAGCTCTTAAAGTCTTTGTATAGAAAATCGCTAAGAGCTTGGTTTTCTTCTAGGAAACTTATAATCCTCTGGTCCCCTTGAAACTTTTCCGGAATCTCTATTTTTTTAGAGCCCAGCTCTTTAATTAGATCTTCGGATACCGATATCCAGGCTCCGCTTTTGCTAATTAATTTAAATAAATATAGCATGTCAAGAATTTCTCTCGCCCTCCATACCGAGCTTCCTTTTTTTTGCCCGTATTTAATTGGATACCTTACGACAGATCCAGTTTTCTCATTGACACTTTTTCTGAATTTTATTTTACAATAGTGGCCTATGGGTTCCCCTTTGGCTTCTAGCGTGGTGGCGCTAGGGTTTTTAAATATCATATCAGAAGTATACCTCTCTTGAAATTCAAGAATAAAGTTTGCGTAGTGCTTGACTGCGTTCCCGCCAGCTTCTTTTGTTTTTGGACCGCCTCTTGCAGCATAAGGGTTTGTCGCGACCTCTACCCTGACTTGGCTCGTCAGTATCATCGTGTGTCCCATTTTAGATATTGGTAGTACCATTTTTTTTAAAAAAACTGAAGTTATGAGAGCTCCCCCCGCAACCTGCTCCGATTCGGCGAATGGCTTATTTATGTCCCCAACCCTGCACAAGGCATCAACACTATCAATAATAAACATGTATTTCTTTCCTTCTTCGTTTTGGAAAACAAGCTCCCTTACCAATTCAAAAACTTTTTCAAAAATGTTACAATCAAAGATAAAAAATTTATCAGGAGAAAGGTCAACTCCTGCCCGCTCTAGCATTTCGGGGCTCAACCTACCTTCGCTTTTGATGTATATGATCATGCCTTCTTTTTTAAAATGATTTTGAAAGTTTTTGGCAAAAGATAGCGCGCAGCTAGTTTTGCCGCCTTCGTTTATCCCTGTGAACCTATGCGCTCCAGACGGCAGGCCTCCCCCTAGAGCCATGTCTAAATTTAAGCTTCCGCTTGATATTTTATAATCTTCCGATTCATAAAAGTTATAATGGTATTTCTGGTTATCTTTATCATTTAAGAATTTAGAAATTTGATCTGTAGTTTGCGGTTGTTCTTTTTTTGTTTTACTCATCTATAAATTGTCTTATTGTTTTTGTTTTTTTTAGGATCGCTCTGTCTTCCCCTTCTTTTTCGCCAAGCTTGATGGTTATTTTTTCAGGGATCTTATAGGAAAATTCCCTATACTTCTTTTTAATAATAAGTAAACCTTTGGGAGATTTCAATACTGCCAAGGAGGGCACCTTTCTTATTCTAACTTTTTCCCAGAAATCAAGGTCTTGAAAGGTGGACATTAGATCATTGAGCAGCTTCATTTCTCTGGCCCAGAAAATTCTTTTTTGATTTTTGGGCTCGACGACTAGCTTTTTAATTAAGTCCCTTTTGTTTATTTTTTTCACTCAGTCAGTATAAGTGATTGAGCGTTTTTTGTCAAGGGGTAAATTTATATTCAGGTTTACTTTTTTTATATTCTCTATTGTCTAATCTATTGTCGAGGTATTTTTTAATGTTAGATTCGAAGACCTTTAGTAGGAGTGGGCCTTTTCTTTCTGGGCAGATCTCGTCAATCTCGCAACCTATGGATTGACAGTTTAGTATTTCAGCTTTATTAAAGTCGCCGACCTTGGTGAAGGTGTGGGATCCGCCCAACTCGGAGGTTACTTCAACGGAGAAGTTTCCATTACCTAGGTTGTTTTTTATTATCAGAGAATTGTCTTGAGCCCCTGACGCCTCAGATAACAACTTGTCTCTTTGGGTTTTTAGTTGTTCGATTTGTTCTGAGAGGCCTATGCATTTGGAATGTTCTAGCTTTACGGTTTGATTTTCGCTTTTAAGTAGATCTATTTCAGATATTAATTTACTTGTGTTTGCCGACCGCTCTTTAAGCTTTAAGTTTTCTTCCTCAAGGGTCAGCGTTTTATTCTTGAGGTTCGCCATGTGAGTCAAGCTTTCTTCTAGCTTTTCTTTTAGCTTTGTTATTTTATCTTTATTTTCTCCGTGCTTTGTAAAGACGCTTTTTATTTCTCTACAGTCTTCGTCGAACTTTTCGAGCTTGCACAGAATGTTGCTTTTTTCGTTTTTTAATTTATTTAATATAGCAGATTCCTGTTCTTTCTTTTTTATTAGATTGTCAATTTCTTCTTTTATTGGAGAATGTTTTTCCATGTCGATTATACTTTTCTCTGTTTCTAGTTTGATTAGCCTTATTGCGTCTTTGTTTTCAGAGATTTCTTTTTGGTACTGTTTTATTTGCTCTTCGTGGAGATCTATAATTTTGGAGTTTTCGTCAATATCTTTTTGTCTCTCTGTGAGCTCTAGCTCTTTTGAGGTTATTTCTCTTTCCTTGAATTCTAGCTCAGATGTTTTTTTGATGTAAGATTCTTCGTCTATAATTATATTTGGAAATCTTTTTGATAGGCTAATGTGCGCAGCCAACACTAGCAATATAGCTAGGGGATCAAATACAAAGATGAGAATCAATATAACTATCCTTACTGCTTTGCTAATATCAAAGGAAGATCCAGTTAGGTCTGAAATAAATTCCGCAACATATTTAATTGGCCCAACCTCGGCTTCCAGCTGCCGCGTTCCGTCGCTGTAGTTAAATTTTTCTTGCTCCAGGGCGTCAATATCGTCTAAGGCTTTGGATATATTAGTGTTAAGAAGCTCAACTTTGGATTCTGAGTCTCCTGGGTTTTCAAACCCTAGGGATTGATATTCTTGTATCCTCTTTCTTATATTGGATATTATTTCAGAAGTTTCTGCTCTTTGTTTCGATATATTATCTTCTGCTATTTTTATTTTTTTAGCTATATTTTCTCTTTCACTTTTTTGATCTAATATCTTAGCTTCAATATCTTTCTTTTTACTGGAGAATAATCCGCCAGATTTGTTTTTTAAATCATTTAATTCTTTGTCTAGTGTGGAGGTTTTATTATTGAGGGACTTTAATATTTCATTGTCGATGCTTATGTCTCTGTCTAGTTGGTTTGTTAGTTGTGATATTTTTTCCTGTTCGAGCTTTATATTTTCCGAGGTTTTTCCTCCAAGGTTTTCTGATTTCTCTTCTTTTTTAGCTATCAACTCTTTCTGTCTCTGGATGTATTCTCTCTGTCTTTCTATTTTGTTTTCCACTTGAGCAACTAAAGCTTTAGACTTTTCTGCAACTTGCTCATGCTCTATGTGGGACTTGGATAGAAATCCAAAAATCCCCATGCTTGTTATTCCCATCAAAACAAGAATTGCAGAAAAAAGATAAAACTTTATCATTCTTGGTGCCGACTTCCAGTTTTTGTGAAGCCAAATTGACGCTATAATTTTACCTATTTCTAGAACGGATCCCATGGCTATCACTGCGTACATGGATCCTGGAAAGATGGTTGCTAGGCCGATAATACTGAAGTATGCTGCTATGATAGAAATGCTTAGCGCGGAAATTAATGTTGTTATTGCAAAAATCATGATATTTATAATTTATTTTTAAAATGTTTATATTTATACACCAATCAATCTTTAGCTTCTGACATTATTACCGTTATTGTTTGGCCATTGTCTAGCTCTATTATGGCGAAAATAGCTCCGTCGTTAGCCCCTCCAACTTCTTCGTACTCCTTGGTTATAGTGCCCTCGACCTCTCCCTGCGCTGTGCTAACCAAGCATCTTTTCTGTTTTTTGTTTGACATTCTTATATATACACAATCAGCTATAACCTTAAAGTTGAAAGTTAACTTTCAACTTTGGGTAGACTTTACTTTAACTTTTGTGTACCATAAGGGATGAGTAAAAGAAAATATAATAAAAAGTCTAATTATTGGAATAAGTTCGAAAAGCAAGAGCCCTCCTCTATTAGCGATTATATTAAAGCTCAAGAAAGCCTTGACCCCATTGCTCCTATGTCTGCGGGAGAGCCGTTTTACTCAGAGTCAAAAGCCAACTATTCAAGATCGCCAAGCAAAAACGAAGATACCGTATCTCGGAGAAACTATATACATAGCAACAATAAAAAGGACAGGTTTGCCAATATATCTGGAGGGTTATTACCTTACACTTATGGCTCGGACGGAGTAAGCGTAAGAGAATCTATCGAATTGTGCCAAAAGGCCTACGCTAATGTATCTGTATTTAGAAACGCTATAGACGTTATGTCTGAGTTTGCTAATGCAGAGGTATACCTTGAAGGAGGGACTCAAAAATCAAGAGATTTTATAACTAAATGGTTTGACAAAATCAACCTATGGAATCTAAAGGATCAATATTTTAGAGAATATTATCGAAGCGGTAATATATTTTTATACAGAGTTGATGGCTCTTTTTCTAAGGACGATTTCGATAAATTAAGTAAAGTTTACGGGTCAACCATATCGCTGCAACCCGGCAAGCTGCCGGTTAGGTATGTTATGCTTAACCCTTTTGACGTTACAGCGAATAAAGCAAGCTCTTTTGAGTCGGGGGCGTACGAAAAAGTACTTTCAGAGTACGATATAGAAAGGTTAAAGAATCCAAAGACCGACTATGATCAAGAAGTATTTGATTCTCTAGACAAAAGCGTTAAGGATAAAATTGTTAACGGAAGCTATAACTCAGACGGAATAAATATAAAGCTTGACCCATCTAAATTAATATACTCATTTTATAAAAAGCAGGATTACGAACCTTTTGCTATTCCGTTTGGTTATCCAGTGCTAGACGATATTAACTTTAAATTAGAACTAAAAAAAATAGATCAAGCTATCTGTAGAACTATTGAGAATGTTATACTTCTCATAACAATGGGTGCGGAGCCCGATAAGGGGGGCATTAACCCGAGAAACATGGAGGCCATGCAAAACTTATTCAAAAACGAAAGCGTGGGTCGAGTTTTAGTTAGCGACTACACCACTAAAGCTCAATTTATAATTCCAGATATAGGCAAGGTTGTTGGCCCCAGCAAATACGAAGTTATTAACGCCGATATAAAAGAAGGGCTTCAGAACGTTATAGTAGGGGATGAGAGGTATAGCAATACGCAGGTCAAAACAACAATCTTTATGGAAAGGCTAAAGGAATCTAGGAACGCTTTTTTGTATGATTTTCTTCAGCCTCAAATAAAAATGGTTTGCCAGAATTTAGGTTTTAGAAAATACCCTGTCGTTAAATTTCAAGAGACAGACGTTAAAGATGAGGTCCAATTACAAAGGGTTGCAACAAGACTTATGGAGCTGGGGGTTATCACTCCACAGCAAGGAATGGAGGTTCTAAACAAGGGAATATACCCCAATTCGGAGGATTTAGATTCCGCTCAAAAAGAATTTATCAAACAAAGAAAAGATGGGATGTTTAACCCTATCGTTGGCGGAACCCCAATGATAAATCCCCCTGATCCCCCCGAAGGAAACGTTCAGAAGCCAAAAGCTAAGTCTGAAGTTGGAAGGCCTGTCGGGACTTCTGAGATACCGCAAGAGTCCAAGGCAAAGGATTTATACAGCAGAGAAGCTCTTCAGAGCGTTATATACCAAACCGAAGCTTTGAAGAAAACCGCTCAATCAGAGATGAAAAACAAATCATCAAAGAAGAGGTTAAGTAAGTCGGAAAAAAACATGCTTGACGAATTGTGCGCTTCCGTTATTATCTCTGAAGACTCGTCCAATTGGGACGAAAAGTTAAAACAGTGCATTGCCTCTTCTGCTAATATAGCAAAATTGGGCACTCAAATAGGAGTTCAAGATATAGCTTCCGAGCATCAGCTCGATTTATATTCTGCAGCATTACTCTTTCACAGCAAAAGGGGGCAATAAGACATGGGCGCGTTCGAGACCTTCGTAAATGCTAACCTGGGTATAAGAAAACCTTTAATCTCTGATGTTGGGCCCCCTTCGGGAAGCTCGAAGGCTGCAGGGATTATAGGTTCTGAATATATAGATACTGATAGTAATTTTTTGTATGAAAAAACTGGAGAAAATAATTTAAGCGACTGGGTATTCACAAGAAAGCTGGGAGACCAGTCCAAAGATGAAGAGCTAGAGAATTCAGTTTCTATAATTTCTGGAAACTTGCAAGCATTAGATGATTCCATACACTCTTCTTCTTTCTCTTTACCCTCTGGAGCCAGTGAGGTCTCAATCAAATACTCGGACCTGGGGGTTGTAGGCTCATACTCTCAGAGCCCTGATATAAATATTAGTATGATTTCTCAATCCTCTTCTCCGCCGTTATCTTATTACTCTTATATGATATATGGAGTTTCCTCGACAGGTTTTAATGTTTCTTTTTCTTCAGAGATTAATGAATCTGATTTGAGTTTGGGTGTTTTATTAAAAGAATCTATTTAAATATCTACAAGAACATTAGAACATAAATTATATAACTTTCAATTAAAAACAGTGTATTATATACTACCATGACATGCAATCCAGAAAAAACGACTAAGATAATAATTCCCAGAGCAAGTGGGGAAGGCGGATTGGGACTTCCGGAAGTTGCCTGGGGCGCGGCGTATTTTAATAGCGGGCAATTTTCAAACATATACGTCAAGGACGATATTTATCTCAAGGGGAATATGTTTATTTGGGGAGAGGTCAATACTGTCAATTCTACAGTTCTAACTGTAAGAGACACAAACATTGTTATTGGAGATGCAGGTAGCGGAAATAACTCTGACGTTCTTGCTGACGGGGGAGGTTTTACGCTAAAAGGGAATACAGACAAAAGCATTCTGTGGAGGCTTTCTAACGACTCTTGGAATTTCAGTGATAGCGTTAAAATTTCAGGATCTTCATTGGTTGATGGTTCGTCTGTTATTGAGGGAGATAATTATACAGTTTCCGATTCTTATATTGGTGGAGATTTTTCTGTCACCGGTTCGTCTCTTACCAAGGGCTCTTCTATCATCGAAGGATCTTCCGTTATTGAGGGAGATAACTATACAGTTTCCGATTCTTATATTGGTGGAGATTTTTCTGTCACCGGTTCGTCTCTTACCAAGGGCTCTTCTGTCATCGAAGGATCTTCCGTTATTGAAGGAAGCAATTATACAGTCACAAATTCTTATGTCGGCGGAAATTTTTATGTTACAGGAAGCAGTGTTATAGATGGAGACTTGACAGTTAACGGAGAAA